ACTTAGGTAATAATGGTGTTACTTATGTATTAGCAGCTAGAAATACAACTAGTACCCTTAGAACTGGAGATTCAGGCCAAAATTGGCATCTCAGTAGCACTGTAGGAGCAGTATTATAATGATTGATAAACTATTTAAAACTTTTGGTGATACACTACCTGAGCGCCATGTATTCTTTGCATCGGAGGGAGCACCTACACGTGCTCTTCTTTTCAAGGAGTTTGGTAGCTGGGTATCATTTAATAATGAGTATTACCGTTATGTAGCTGTACAGAAAGCTTTGGCAGCTTCTAAAACTAAAAATGTAGCTGTAAAAGCTAAAGGAGCTACTAATGCAAAATAACCCTGAAATTACTGCGTATATTAAATCAGTATCTTTAACTGAAGATACTGGTGATATTATTATACGTGGATATGCAAATACAGTTACCAATGATAGAGCTGGGGATGTTATTCCTACTGAAACTTGGAAATCTAGTAATGCATTAACAAACTACATGAAGAATCCAATTCTTCTTGCATTCCATGACCATAAACTACCTATTGGCGAAGTAACAGAATTGAATATTACACCAGAGGGATTGGAAGTAGTCGCTAGAGTTGTTAAGTCAGCACCTGCTAGTGTATATGGACTAATCAAGGATGGTATATTAAAAGCTTTCAGTGTTGGTTTCCGAATCTTAGATGCGGATTACGAACATGAGAAAGGTATTTTCTTAATAAAAGACTTAGAACTACTAGAACTTTCAGTAGTATCAGTACCTTGTAACCAAGATTCTATCTTTAGTCTAGAAAAAACCTTATGTATGAAAGACTATATAGAACTAAAGCAAAAGTTCATTAAATCTGAACCTGAGCCTTTAAACGAGATTGAAAAACTTCTACTAATGTTAGGTTCCCTAGACTAAAATATAAAAGTTGGTTTACAAAACCTAACTATTTAGTATATAATAATTCTATCTTAAATTAAGACCAAATTTTTTACAACGATATAATCATAGGAGATTAATTGTGCCAAATTCATTAGATATTAACAAATTAAGAGATCAACTTGGTCTTACCGCAATCACTGACGCTCTAAAGCAAGTTAGTGACGAAAATGCTAAAACTCAGGCAGCTAAAGCTCTAGCAGCAAAAGCAGCAGAAGAAGAAGCTCGTGTAACTAAGTTAATCGAAGCGTCTACTGGAGAACAACGCGAAGCGTTGATCGCAGCAAACGATACAATCAAAGCTTTAGAAAGCAAACTTGATACAGGCAATACAGCATTCGCTAAAGCATTAGAACAAATGCAAGCAGAAGTTGTTGGCTATCAAGATCAAATTAAACAAGTTTTAGCATCACGTGAAAACAACCACTCTTTCGTGGCTGGTGCAGTTGGTAAAGCTATGTTCGGTAACGACCAAGAAACTTTTGAAAAAGAAGTTGAAAATGTTGCTTTAGTAAGTTTCATTACTGAAAAAGGCATGTTCGAAACCAAATATGGTGAAGCTCACTTAAAAGCTGTTAACGCAAGTTCAAGCATCCAAGTTTCTAGTGAAAACTACGAAACAATCTTTTCTCAACGTATTCTACGTGATATGCAGAAGTTAATGGTTGTTGGTAACATGTTCGAAGAATTACCGATGACTAGTAAGTTACTTACTATGATGATCGAACCTGATTCACAAGTTGCAACATGGGTTGATTCTAGAACTTATGGTACTGACGCTACTACTGGTAACGAAATTACAGCTGCTCTAGGTGAAACAACTTTCCGTACATTCAAACTAGCTAGTAAAGCTTACATGACTGATGAAACAGAAGAAGATGCTATCGTAGCATTACTACCTATTATCCGTCGTCACTTAGTTGAATCACACGTTAAAGCTATCGAAATTGCTTTCATGAGTGGTACTGGTACTGGTCAACCTGCTGGTCTACTAACTATGGCTGCTGCAGATTCTATGAAGAAAGCTACTTTAGCTACTCATACTGGTACTGTTAAAGTTACAGCTAAAATGATTCACGTGTTACGTCGTAACATGGGTCAATACGGTTTAGATTTATCTAAACTAGCACTAGTAGTTTCAATGGACGCATACTTCGATCTTTTAGAAGATGAAGAATGGCAGGACGTTAACCAAGTTGGTGCTGATAATTCGTTAAAGCTTCAAGGACAAGTTGGTCGTATCTACGGTCTAGCTGTTGTAGTTTCTAACTACTTCCCTGCAAAAGCTTTAGGTTCAGAATTCTGTGCTATCGTATATCGTGAGAACTTCGTTGTTCCTCGTCAACGCACAATTACTGTTGAACGCGAGCGTCAAGCTGGTAAGCAACGTGATGCGTACTACGTTACACAACGTCTTAACCTACAACGTATGATTGCTGGTAAAGGTATTGTACAGGTACTTACGCGGCTGCTTAATCGCATAACCCAAATGAGGGCAGGGCTTCTAGCCTTGCCCTTTTTTATTGAGGAAAATATATGGCACAAATAATTAGTGTAGCGGACTTTAAAGCCGCTGAGGGTATTAATAGCCCCGATTCAGATGCTCAGATTACCACAATAGTAAATGGTGTTAACTCGTACTTATCTGATATATTAGACCTAGATAATACTTCTGATTATCTAGAAAAGGTAGAAACTACAGAGTCATTTTTCTTAGATACTCTAGATAGGGCTGCTGATATTATAGTTACTGATGTAGATGGAGTACCTCTTACTGGCTTAACAGGTAGTAGAGGTAGATATACATTAACTAATGATTATGTTGGTATTGTTAATTTTACATACTCAAATCATATCCCCCGGACTGGTGGGACTTATCCTGCAGATATTATACTAGCAGCACATACGTTAGCTAGATACTACAAGCGAGAAGAATATAAAGCTAGTGCATCAGCTGCTGGCCAATCTATTAGCTTTGTAACCTTATCAAGTAATATACCAAAACATATATTGTCCTTAGTAGCGCACTATAGGCCACTATAATGTCTTTATCTAGTTTTGCAAAAGAGGTAGTTGATAAGCTGATTAATAAACTATACTCTAAAAATGATGATGGGACAATAAGCTATAGTCTAGAGATTAATAGTAGTAGGGCTGATCCCGACGTATTTACTACTAACTTTAAATTTAAGAAACCTATACCTGAAGCTGATCTAGAAAAGATTATGCCTGATTTTATAAATATCCTATCTACTAACCTATCCGCTAGACGCTTAGGTGTTATAGGTGCAATACTAGGTAAAGCAGGTATAGACCCAGAAAGTATAGGTAAAAGTACTAAAGTTATGGGTTCCCTACCTATTAGGGGTACAGGTAAGGGCACTGAAAATATAGGTTCTCTATTATCTATACGTACTAAGTCCGGTAGATTTATTGGTATAGAAGCTTTCAAAGGTTTAGTTAGCTTACTAATGAAACCTTATATAGTTAAAGATATGGTTAGTCCTTCTTTAGTATATAGAACTGGTAGATTTGTAGCTAGTACTTATGTTAGTAATGTACAGGTTTATAATAGTCCTAGTAGTTCATTACCTATACTAGAAATAACTTTTGGGTACCAAATGTATCCATACCATACTTTTGATCCAGCAGGGCCGAATGGTTTAGGATTAGCTACTCCAGAAAGAAATCCTCGTAAGATTATAGGAGAAGCAATTACTAAGGTACTAGATGATTTAGTTTCTAGTAGGCAATATAATATAAGGATTAACCAATTATGAGGGGTTCAATAGTAGACTCTTTAGCAGCATTAATAAAAGCAGGAGTAGATGGTTCTGATTATGCAAACCTTTATGGTAATGTATCAACTAAGAATCTACACTTCGACCAAATACCCGACTTCCCATACTGTACTGTCTCCCCTGGCCCTAGTACAATTACTCTAGAAAGTTCTGGAATAAAATGGAAGTATTTAGATGTATATATAAGATTATATGTTCGAAGCGAAGAAGATGCTCAAGGCAAATTAGAGCTGCTCATCGCAGATATAGAAAATATAATTGACTCTAATTTACAATTAGAGTATACTATCACTAAAGCATCAGGGGATACAATAACAGGTTATACCGCAGACTCTAATATTCGTAGTGTAACTACTGATGAAGGAATTCTCGCCCCATTGGCTTTCGGGGAAATAACCACACAAATTAGGTATCAAAATATTCAAAGGAGATAATTGATGAGTTCTAATATTCAACTACTTCGTAATGCCAGACTTTGGGTAAGCACAGCGCCTACTCAAGCAGCTATTACTAAGTTAAACACAAAAGAAATTTTATTACAGGATGACTTATCATTCTCACAAGGTACATCTACAAGTGATGTTAGTTTGGATGAAGCTGGTTATGCCCCTGCGCGTGGTTCTGCTCGTTTTAACGAGGCTTTAGATCCAGTTGAGTGGAGCTTCTCTACTTATACTCGTGCATTCCAAGAACTAGATTTAAATGGCGATGGTACTGCTACTGACTCTGGTGTTTTAGCACTAGACTCAATCTTATGGCACTGTCTAGCAGGTTCTGGCCCTTATGATCCAGCTGACCCTACTAATAGTGTAGCGTCTAATGCAGCTAACATGATAGTTAATTTTGAAGATAACCAAGTACATACTTTAACTACATTTACTATCTATATTATGATGGGTTCTGTATGGTATAAAATATCAAACTGTCAAGTAGGTCAAGCCGAAATTAGTTTTGATATATCTGCTATTACAATGGCTGCTTGGAGTGGTTCTGGTACTAAGTTAGAAACTTTACCTACTCAACCATTTGAACCAGCAAGTACTGATTATAAGTTATCAGATGCTATCTTTAACTCGGCTACTTATATTAAAAATAAGTTAACAGTTATTAAGTGTAAAGATAATAAAGATAGTGTAGAATATGTTATCCCTATTACTGGTGGTTCTATGACTATTAGCAATAATATTACATACTTAACACCATCTACTTTATCTCGTGTAGACCAAGCAATTGGTTCGTTCACAGGTTCTTTTGAAGTTACTGGAAGCTTAACAGCTTATCTACGTAATGATACGGGCGCAGGAGATAAGTATACTGCGGAATTACTAGCTAAGATGCAGGGTGATACCTCTACTACTAATAGCTTCGAATTTGCTATCTGTTTAGGTGGTATCTCTTCTAAAGCTGTTATTGATAATACAAATACAGCTACTCAGTTGAAGAATCCTTTACTTATGGTTCTACTACCAACATGTCACCTATCAACACCTACTGTTGAGTCTGGTGATGTAATCGGTACTAGTATTGAATTTAAAGCTATTCCATCATCATTTGGTACTTCTGATTCTATCTATATCGGTATTACTAATGATGCTAACGCAGGTTACGTTGCTAACTTCATTGCTAACCAGGATATGAATATACCTGTATAACCTTTAGGAGGTTTAATGAATTTTTCATTTAAACGCAACTCCGAACTATACGTGGTTAAAGATGGTATCGGCTACTTACTAAACTCTGTAGCCGATTTTTCTCTAAACCAAACGGTTTCGGAGAAAACTATTAATAGAAAAAGTCAGTTTGCTAGTATAGCACCCAAGAGTATTATTAATAGGTCTAAGAACTTAGGTTCTGGCTCTATTGAGGTATACTTCAATAGGGAATGTTTAGCTATTCCAATAATACTAGAAACATTAGACTTTACTACTAATAATAATGCTGAGTATACTTTTGATAATAATTATACGACTAGAGTACAAGGTATTGACATAGTACTATTTAATAGGGTATCTAATACATATCATAGAATAATTGATGCAGTAGTAACAAACTTAGACTTTGGTCTATCTGCTAGTGGTATGAGTAGAATGGTATTTGGTATTGAGTTCTCTGATATACAGAAAACTAATATAGCAGTATTGCAACCAAGTCCTGAACCAGAAATAAGAAGTCCATCGTACATAGACTTTAAACTAGGTACACAGAATTTTCCAAGTGTGGTTAGTGCAGCATTTACAATTACTAGAAGTATTAATAGACTTAACAAAGGAGCTACTCAGTTTAACTTAGGCTCTCTTGCTACACCTACTAATCCAGTAGTAACGGGGTACGATATTACTGCAATGGTAACATCTAATATAGGGTTTAATCCACTATTATCTAATAATGGTTTACCTTTTGATGAAGATGTTCACTTAGGTAATAAAGTATTCTTTATAGATATACCAAACGCAAAGATTACATCGAGAGAAGAACCGTCTGAGGTTTTCAAGGTATTCTTTGATATTAAACATCAATCTCTTAATTCCATTACCTTAGGAGGGTACAGCTAATGTCAGCTATTTCAATTAAAAGTATTAAACTAAACACTAAAACAATCGATTTAAATTTCCCAGAGTATCCTACTTTTGTGGTTCAAATCGGTTACTTATCAACAGAACTAAGCCGTAAGATGTATAAAGAATCTTATGTAACTAAGTTAGACCCAGAATCTGGCGTACCATTTGAAGAAGTGGATAATAACGTATTCGCAGAGCAATTCTGTAGACACGCTATTAAAGGCTGGTCAGGTTTAACTTATGAGATTCTTAGTAATCTTATGCTTATTGAGATTCCAGACGATGTTGACCCATCAGTAGAAATTGATTACTCACCAGAGAATGCTCTGGCTCTATACTTAGAGAGCGTAGCGTTAAATCGCTGGGTAACCACGTCGTGTAAATCTTTAACAAAATTTCGCACTAAGTAATATAGACAAAGTATATACCGAGTTTAAGAAGTATTTAGATAATACTTCTCTTGGTATTACTAAGGATAAATTCCTAGCTATGCGTACACAATGGATAGAGATAGGCCAACCGCCTCAGCCTATGTCAGACTGTCCAGCTGCTTTAGAGGACTTCCCTTCACTAGTTTTAACTAGTTTAGATATATTCTCCAATCTACCGGATATTTATATCCCTAGAATGGAGGGAACTCCTTATTATCAGGGCAAAGATAAAAGTTGCCTAGACTTATTATTTAGGCTACACTTTATTGACTCCCCTGAAGAGCAACTTATTATTCTCAACTTATTAAATATACTAGAAGCTAGAGCTAAAAAGGATATGAACAGGGTTAAGAAGTAGTTTTCCTCCAAAAGGCAATTAAGAGAGGGTTTAGCCTTGGTGATTATATTGCCAAGGCTTTTTTTATAAGGAAAAAACATGGCTAATAAATTAATCGAAGAGCTAATTATTAACGTTAAACAGAAAGGTCTAACTACTGTCACTAATAATGTTAAGAAGCTCCAAGATAATATGGTAAATGCTGCTGCTGGTGCTGAACTATTAGACAGTTCCCTTAAACCTATCCCAGAATCTTTAAAACAAATTCTAGCCGATGCTAAACAAGTTGATCAGATAATAGGTAACTTAGGTATGGGGGCAGGTACTGATAGACTAGAAGCAGTTCTGCAAGAAATTGAAGATAGTATGCTAGAACTAGTGGGTTCATCTGTTAAAATGAATGAAACCTTAGAGCAAGGCTTTAAAAGTATGTCATCTAATAGTGCTAATGAAATACATGATTTAATAGTACAGTTAGAGAGATTAGAAGATACTACTGAGAACGTAGGTAGACGTAATACACTTCAAACTCAATTAAATGAAAAACTAGCTGCATCACAAGAACGAGTAAATAGAGGCCTAGGGCGTACTAATGCTCAAGGTAGGGGGCAGGCGAGAAACTTTGCTAATATAGCTAGAGTAGCTGGACCACTACCAGGTCTATATGCTGTTATAGCTGCTAAC